TGAGAGTATGGGTATCCCAGTTCAGCAACTTAAACCGACAAGATCAAAACTCAATTCTAAAGATTCTAATCGAATTACAGGTTGGGCCAAACAATCTAACCAAGAACAACGTGATGCAGCTATGTTGGTATGGGGGATGTAAGATGGGTAGTTCTATGAATAAAGATTTAAAAAGAAATCCACTTTCAAATATTGAGTGGCTTGGTAAGCAGATGCGAGCTAAAACCGCCAATTTTGAAATGTCCACTCAAGACACTAATTTAGAGCCGATCACTTGGGAGGATCGTTGCGGTGCTTATGCAATGATGCAAACTCAACAAGCAAAGGCTTTGGCTGCATTATATGTGTGGGGTCATAAAGAGAAAGGCGCATACGAGCTATTAATTAATTTTCTGGCAAATATTATGTTTAGTCAGGCTCAGATAGATGGTAAGGGGGAGCCTAAGAATATTTCAATGCGTGATTTATCATTATTAATAGCAAGAATGGTTTTAGAGTTTGTATTAGATGAAAATCTTGAATCCAATTTTACAGCAAAAGGACGATTATATTTTGCAGGGATTGGTGAGGACCGCATGTCTTATGATGCATATCGAATGTCATGGATTAAATATGAAAAAGAAATGCAGATCGCTATTTATAGTGCACGTTGGGAAGTAGAAACCTCTATTGAAAAATATCGTAAAAACTTAAAGAAATTTGCTTAAAAATAGTTACATGAAACCTATTTCGTTTAAATGTAAATTGAGATATAGTTTTTCTATACTGGTCTTATTACGGTCATTCGAAGATCAATTGAAAAAAGCTCGCTCTTAGCGGGCTTTTTTATTTAAATATTATAGTCTACAAATTGAAGTTATAGATTTTATAGAAGTATCTGATAGAATTACAAAAAACTAATTTTGTTGGAAAATTAATGAACCAAATTGCACTCTTGCACAAATATTTAAAAAAAGCACATTCTTTGTCACTAGAACATCCACAAATGCCTGCAGAACAAGGATGGTTTGAAATTCTTCCTTGTTTTTCAATATTTGAATTGCATCAACATTTAACTGAATATAAGAATATAGCATTGAAACTTCATCACTATTTAGAAGTTGAACATAATCTTTCTGACGACACAGATAAAGGCGATTTTGATGAAGATTGGATTGTGGGCGTATTAAATGCTTTAAGTTCACAAGGTAGTATGGTCTCTATTTTTTCTAGTTTTGAAAAGGCAAGTCTAAAAACATTAAGTGCGCATGCAAGGAGTTGGAATCATGGTTACGTAGTAAAATCAAGTTTAGATGAAGATGCAATCCTTTCCTTAATTGAAAAATTACGGATTGAAAGGGATATCATTACCAATGATACAAATCTATCTTTTGATTTTAAGCGCGTGATCCTGATTGAAATAGATAATCTCATTAATGCTTTAGTAAATTTTGATACATTAGGTGAAGAAAAGATAAAAGAAGCTGTTACAGTTTTTTGTGCGAATGCCTATAAAAATGAAGATATAGGAAATTATGTCAAAAATAATTTAAATTTTAGACAGTTAATATCCGATATTGATTCCACTATTACCATAGCGTCTTTTATGGCTCCAGCAATCCCAATGCTGATGGGTGTCGTTAATGCCATTGCATCTTAAATAATTATAATTTCAATTTCTTTAATACTTAAGATATAAAAAACCCCACTATATATTAGTGGGGTATTACTTTTTAGATTACTAAATGCGGCTGTTTGCCCAGAACTTTCAATGCTTCAACAATAGAATCAATCTTTGTTGTATGACTAAGATCAGTCATTCGATTTATTTCTTGACGTGGCTTATTAAGCATTTTTCCTAGTTCTGCCTGACTCACTTGTTGCTCAAGCATCGTATTTGGTAATACTCCAATATGTACGCACAGTCCAATCGAGTTTAAAGAGCATCCAGACTGGATTAAGCACATCGAAAAAGATAAGTCATGGAAACAATGGCGCAAAGACAACAGTAATCAGTTTAAAAAGTTTAAAGAACGACTCAAATAATACATGGAGGCGAAGATGCTAAGAATATCAATAGCCTCAGATGTTAAAGATCAAATTAGACGGGTAGCCGCAGAAAATAAAAGACAAGTGGCTTTCGCATTAGTTAAGACCGTAAATGAGCTGGCTAAGATGGCGCAGGCAGAGGAAAAGAAAGGTTTAGCCTCATTCTTTGATAATCCAACGCCGTTTACAGTTAATTCAGTAGCAATCAAGTTTGCAAAAAAGGGCAACCCAACAGCAACAATTTATGTACGGCCACTAGCAGCACGGTACATTGCACCGTATGAGTTTGGTGGTAAACAATTCCTTGGTAGCAAACCTGCAGATCTGGTGCCAATAAGCGTCAATGCTAACCAATATGGCAACTTGCCACGTAATACCATCAAACGATATTTGAATAGAAAGGATGTGTTTCTTGGTAAGGTCGGTTCGGTTTATGGACTTTGGCAAAGACCAACAGTACAGAAAGGTCGCCGTACAGGTGGGAAGTTAGCAAACAAGACAGGCAAGCTTAGATTGCTCGTTGCATTCACAGAGCCAGTATCCACAAACAAACGCTTAAACTTCGGTAGCAGAGCAAAGGTGGTTGTAGGTCGTAATGTTAAACAAGTGTTTGAAAGACAACTCGCCGCCGCAATTGCATCAGCACGGTAGTTAATCGATGGATTACCATCAGTGTGAGGAAATTATGAAATTTCAGGAAAACTCAATAAAATCAAATAAAGGCACTGATTTGGTGCGTACAAAGGGTCCCTCCCAAGGGGTGTGACAAGGCGGGGAATTGCGCACCGTGCTTTGTGACTAGCTACGAAATTTTTTGAAGTGGGTAACAGGGTAACGGGTAACATGAATCAAGCACAATTTGCTCGACTCCATGACGTAAGCAAAAAGACTGTTACCTCATGGAAAGATAAAGGTTGGGTTGTCCTAAACGCAGACGGCTCAGTGGATGTAGAGCTTAGTAATAAAAATTTAGAACTCTACAGAAAACCAAAAATTACACCAGATGAAGAAATTGATTTTGGAGTTACCCAAGGTAACGAGGTAACTGTTTTAGGTAACGGTGAGGAGGGTAACGCACCGTTACCTATGAGCGACTCTGCGGAGGCTGTACTCCCCACAAAAGAATTATCGCGTCGATTAACTTATGAAAAACTACAGGTCGAACGGGAAAAGGCGAGAGAGGCAAAACTCAATGCCGATCTTAGGGAAGGGACCTTATTGGAAGCCGACAAGGTATATCAGCATGACGCTGAGGTTGCGGCTCAATTACAACGAAAGTTACTTTCCTTACCTTCCGAGCTTGCAGTCAGGCTTGCAGCTATTAATTCCCCTGCAGAGATCGAAAGCACATTAAGGGAAGAAATAACATACTGCCTTAACGAGTTCTTAGATTCTTATGAAATTGAAAATTAGAGCAAGTTTTGCTGAGGCATTGCGACCACCTCCATTCTTGTCAGTCAGTAAATGGTCAGAACAATACATGGTGTTATCTGCCGACTACTCGGCAAGTACTGGTCGATTTAAAGCTTACCCTTACCAGAATGGCATTATGGATGCCATGACAGACACCAAAAACAAAACAATTACCGTGATGAAGTCGGCCCGTGTCGGTTATACCCAGATACTGAATAATGCCTTTGGTTATTTCATCCATTATCAACCATCACCAATTTTGATTGTGCAGCCGCGTAATGGTGATGCAGAGGATCATTCGAAAGGTGTAATTGCACCAATGTTGCGTGATGTTCCTGTATTGGCAAAGCTGGGGGGTAATGCAAAAAGCAAAGATTCTAACCAGACCATTCTGGCTAAAAAGTTCAATAATGGTTCCAGCGTTAAGTTAATTGGTGCTGATTCACCTGGTGGCTTTCGTCGTGTCACTGTTCGCGTGGTCATGTTCGATGAGATTGACGGTTATCCGATTGGTGGTGCAGGTGCTGAGGGTGATCAAATCTCACTGGGTAAAAAACGTGCTGAAACTTATTGGAATAGCGTCATTGTTTTAGGTTCTACACCAACCAACAAGGGTGACAGTCGAATAGAGAAGGCATGGCAGAACAGCGACATGCGCCGTTACTTTGTTCCATGTCCACATTGTCAGGAACTGCAAGTTTTAGAGTGGGGTGGGAAAGAGACTCCGCACGGGATCAAGTGGAAGCGTGACAATGATGGCGAATACATAGAGGATTCTGCATATTACTCTTGCATCAATGGTTGTGAAATTACCGAAGATCATAAGGGGTGGATGATCCAAAATGGAGTATGGCAAGCCACTGCACCCTTCAAAGGACATGCAGGCTTTCATATCTGGACAGGTTATTCATTACTACCCAAGGCGGGTTGGTCCCGACTTGTAGAGGAATGGTTGAACGTCCACAAGGATCCATTGCAGCGCAAGACATTTTTCAACCTTGTTTTGGGTGAGCCTTTCGATGATTTGGGTGAAAGTGTTTTACCAGAAGGGCAACTTTTAGACCGTTGTGAAGATTGGGTTGATGAAGTACCCGATGGTGTTGGCGTTTTAACTGCAGGTATCGACTTCCAGTATGATCGTTGTGAAATTGAGTGTGTGGGCTGGGGGCGCTTTGAAGAATCTTGGTCCATTGCTTATGAAACAATTTATGGTGAAATTGATGATCCTGCATACTGGGACAAGATTGATGCATATTTAAAAAAGCGATTCCGCCGTGCCGATGGTCGTCCATTTACCATTGCAGCAGCTTGTCTGGATACAGGCGGTCAGGAAGGACACACCCAAAAGGTTTATGACTTTTGTAAGGAACGCTTATCGCGTCGAGTTTGGGCGATCAAAGGTGAATCAGCTCGTAATGGAAAACGCTCACCTATTTGGCCAACCAAGAAACCAACAAGCCGCACTAAGAAAACATTTAAACCGATTATCCTTGGCGTGAATAGTGCTAAGGACCAAATCAGACGCCGTTTACATCTTGAAGTGGCGGGACCTGGTTATATGCATTTTCCGAGAGACCGCGATCTTGGTTATTTTCAACAGTTACTTGCTGAAAGGTTGATGACCAAGAAAGTAGGCGCAGACACATATCGAGTTTGGGAGTTGCCTGCAGGTAAAGCGAACGAGGCTTTAGACTGTCGTGTTTATGCATATGCTGCATTATGCGGCCTCAATCACATTGGTTTAAAACTCAATAGCCTTTGTGAACGAATGGAAAAGCAGGATTTTATACCGATGCAAGAAATTGAACGTGTTCTTGATGATCCTATGGATATTAACGAAATTTCGCCAACAACGGATGAACCTGTAAAAGCCGTTACGGTTATTAAAACAGAGGCTACTAAGAAAAAGTCTTTAGCTGAGCGAATGGCTGAAATGAACAATTAACCCTGCATCAAGCGGGGTTTTTTTTGGATAAATATTATGTATGACCCAAATACCTCACCGCTTGCTGGCATGTCAGAACCCCAGTTAAGAGCTGCTCTTAATACTGCTCAAACAGCATACACTCAGTTAATGACTGGTACGCGAGGGGTTGAGTTCTCTTATTCACAAGGGGATGGCAACCGATCAGTCAAATACGATCAGATTGATCTGCAACAACTTTTGCAGTTCATTAATATGTTGAAACTGCAACTTGGAATGCCAATTCAACGTAGACGGCCAGTTCAATTTCGATTCTCACGGAGGTAAGTATGTCTGCAGCTAAAGATAAACCTCATGTAAGTATCATCGTTGATGTACATGGTCAGCCTTTAACCCAAAAAACAAAAGCTTTAGCAGGCAATGAGGGATATGCATCACCGCCGTATGATGCTGCTGGTTATTCCAGTGAACATACCGCAGGTTGGTCACCATCTTTGTGGTCGCCAGATAATGAGATCAATACTGGTCGTGACACTATTGTGGCCCGTGCTCGTGATCTTGAGCGTAATGACGGTTGGGCAAGTGCTGCCATTACTCGAAACTTAGATAACGTGATTGGTCCTGAATTTAGACCTCTAAGCAAACCAGATTACTACGCATTACAGCAAGTTACTGGCATTAAGGGGTTTGACCATAAATGGGCCGAAGAATTCGGGTGTGCAGTAGATGCTTATTGGCGATTATTTGCAAATGATGTTGGACGGTATTGTGATGTTGAGCGCAGCTTAACGGTGTCTGAAATGCTTTATCTAGCATATCGACACAAGATTATTGATGGAGATGCGCTCGCATACATAAAGTGGCAACCAGAGTTGGTTGGTTATGGCCGTGCAAATTTTGCAACAGCAATTCAGGTGATAGACCCTGATCGATTGAGTAATCCAAACAATCAATTTGATATTAAAAACGTCCGTGGTGGTGTTGAAATATCCGAGAATGGCGCACCAATTGCTTATCACATTAGAAAAGCCCATCAGGGAGATTGGTTTAATGCTGATAAATCTGTGATATGGGAGCGTATCCCAAGAGAAACGGATTGGGGCAGACCTATCATCGTTCATGATTTTGACCATGCCAGAGCTGCACAGCACAGAGGTACAGGCATTCTAACTTCAGTAATTGAAAGACTGAAAATGTTGATCAAATATGATGGCACTGAAATGGATGCAGCAATTGTAAATGCAATTTTTGGTGCATTTATTACCAGCCCTTATGATCAAGGATTTGTAGAAGATGCGCTTGGAGGCACTGGTCCAGATTCTGCAGGTTTGGGAGCTTATCAAGAATTTCGCACCGATTTTCACAAAAATAGCCGTATCAAGTTGGGCGGTGTGCGTATGCCAATTTTGGCACCTGGTGAGTCGATCAATACTGTTTCAGCACAGCGACCAAATTCAAACTTTGCAAGTTTTGAATCTGCAGTGTTGCGTAATGTGGCAGCAGGAACTGGAATGAGTGCTCAACAAATTAGTCAGAACTGGGCTGAGGTCAATTACTCATCCTATCGTGCAGCAATGCTTGAAGCTTGGAAAACATTTACTCGTCGTCGTATCAACTTTGCGACTGGCTTTTGCCAGCCATTGTTTTCTGCATGGCTAGAAGAATGCTTTGAGGTGGGTAATTTACCACTACCAGCAGGAGCACCAGATTTCATCCAGTACCGTAGTTTATATGGTCGTTGTAAATGGATGGGACCAGGGCGAGGTTATGTTGATGACGTTAAAGAAAAACAAGGTGCAATCCTGGGCATGGATGCTGGCTTAACTACTCTTGAGAAAGAAGCTGCTCAATTGGATGGTGCTGATTATCGTGAGCTACTGGATCAGCGAGCAAATGAGGTGCGAATGTTTAAAGAGCGTAATTTGCCATTGCCGCAATGGACAGGGAATGGTGAGGAAGCATCGCCCCCTGCAAAACAAACAACTCAACTACCAGAGGCCGAATAATGAATCGTTTTGGTTTTTTGGCACAGCGTTTATTTAATGTGCCTCTTGCTATTCACCCTGCAAAAGCTGAGGTCGTGATTGCCGCCTTATCCGAGCGTTTGGGTATTAGTCAAATTCAGCGCACGGTGATGATGGAAGATGATGATTATGAGTTTTCTTCTCCTTCACGTAACTCAAAACCAGTCGGTTATGAAGTGATTGGAGGTGTTGCCATTATTCAGATTGAAGGCACTTTAGTTCAAAAATTAGGGTGTCTCAAACCGTATAGCGGTATGACTGGCTATGACGGTATCCGTCAAAACCTATATGCAGCTATTAATGACAGCTCAGTCAAAGCTATTGCTTTAGATATTTGCTCACCAGGTGGTGAGGTGTCAGGCTGCTTCGATCTGGTTGATGCCATTTACAACCTACGTGGGAAAAAACCAATTTGGGGCATCCTGAATGAATACGCATATTCGGCAGGCTATGCAATTGCCAGTGCCTGTGACTATGTGACCGTACCACGTACTGGTGGGGTTGGCTCAATTGGTGTGATTACCATGCATGTTGATATGTCGAAAGCTATTGATAGCGCAGGTTTGAAAGTAACTTTCATTAACTACGGTAAACACAAAACTGACGGTGCGCCAGAGTTGCCTTTGTCACCTGATGCCTTGGAACGTTACCAAAAAGAAATTGATGCAATGGGTGGGCTATTTGTTGAGACAGTTGCCCGTAATCGAAACTTAGATGCTTCCAAGGTAAAAAATACCGAAGCAATAACTTACATGGGACAGAATGGTGTTGATATGGGGCTTGCTGATGCAGTGATGTCACCAGATGCAGCATTTAACGCCCTTTTTGACAAAGTTAAATCAGGAGAGCTTTAAATGGCTAAGCAAACTACCAAAGCAAAAAAGAAAACCATGCAGCAAGCAGCACCGTTTGCAAGTTACATGCGTTTAGGTCTTGAAGATCAGCGTGAAGATGACGAAAAGGCAAAGCGCGCTGAACAAGAAGAAGAATGGGCAAAAAAGGCTGAAACCGATCCAGACCGTGAACAGATGGAAGATGAATCTGATGACGACTATGCGGCTCGCATGGAAGAAATGGACGAAGAAGAAAAAGCAGAAGGTGAGATCAATGATACTGATCCTGATGCAGAAGAAGATGGGGACGGTGATGAAAAGCCCAATGCAAAGGCTGCCCGTGCTTCTGAGCGCAACCGCTGTGCCCGCATTATTGCTTATGGTGTTAAAGCGGGTAATGTCCATCAAGCTGCAGTATTTGCTTTTGACACCAATTTGACCGCATCGCAAGCAATTTCAGCAATGAACGCTGCAAAAATGGCAGCACCAAGCGGTGGTGGCTTAGGTAGTCGTATGCAGGGAGTTCCAAACTATCAAGTCGGTACAAATGCTGGTGGTAATGATCAAGGCCCTAAAAACAAATCAACTGCCCAGGCGAATGGCATTTTAAATGCAATGAACGCTGTCCGCGGCGAATAAGAGGAAAATGAAATGACGAATTACTCAAATAATCCGTGGATTCCTGGTAAGACAACAGATGTATTCGTACCTGATCAGCTAATTGCTGGTGACTTAAAACTTGTCACTGAGCATGTTCAAGTTGGTGGCAATGGTGTTTATGAACGTGGCACTGTAATGGGCATGATTGAAGCCACTGGTGTATGGATTCCTTCAATTAAGACCGCAACGGATGGTTCAGAAAAACCACGTGGAGTTTTGGTTGATCAAGTTGATACAACTGTTACCTCACCGCAAACTGGATCAGTGTATGTGATGATCGAGGTCAATTTTACCAAACTAATTTATGATGCGAGTTGGGGTGTAGCAGGTAGTGCTGCAGCTTTGACGGCATTAAAAGCAGGGTTTGGTGCAACAAGCATTTTCTTGAAAACACCAATTTCAGCAAATTAAACAAAAATTTAAATTTTTTAAAAAGGGTCACTTTTCAGTGGCTCTTTTTTTTGGAGAAAATTAATGCCTGGTCAAAACAATATGACAGTATTTACCACTGCAGCACTGGTGCAGGTGGTGCCAAACCTTAAACGTGCACAAAAATTTCTTTTGGATACGTTCTTTCCAAATATTGTCGAATCAGACACCGAAGAAGTCGACATTGATGTTGATGTAGGTAAACGCCGTCTAGCACCTTTTTGCTCTCCATTAGTGGAAGGTAAATTAGTTGAAGCTCGTACTTATCAAACAGATCGTTTTAAACCTGCATACATCAAAGATAAGCGGGTTCCAGATTTACGTAAACCTGTGCGCCGTCAAATTGGTGAGCGTATCGGTGGTGGTGACGTGTCACCTGAAACGCGTATGCAAGCCAATATTGGTTTTGAAATGGAAGACCAGATTGACATGGTTGATCGTCGTCTTGAATGGATGGCGGCTAGTGCCTTAACAACGGGAAAAGTCACAGTAAAAGGGGAAGGCTTTCCAACAACAGTTATTGATTTTGGTCGTGCACCATCATTAACTGTGACCTTGGCAGGTGCTGCAAAATGGGGTCAACCAGGCGTATCACCTACCAAAGATATTGATAAATGGGCACATGAAATTCTTAAGCAATCAGGTGGTGTTGCGACAGATATTATCTTCACCACTACATCATGGTCACATTTCATTGCTGACGAAACAGTTAGCAAGGCGACTTGGTATCCAGATAATGGTGGGAAAGGTAACGCGATCAATGTCGGTTCACAGATCCAACGTGGAGCTGTCTATAAGGGTCGTTGGGGTAATTATGATCTTTGGGTTTACAACGACTGGTACATTGATCCAGATGACAACCAAGAATACCCAATGATCACAGATGGTACTGTTGTTATGTCTGGACCCGATTTAATGGGTACTCGTGCATTCGGTATGATTGTTGACCCTGCATTCAATTATGGTCCATTAGCGTACGCACCTAAAATGTGGCTCAACCAAGACCCAGCGCAATTATATCTAATGATGCAGTCAGCACCATTGGTTATCCCTTCTCGTGTAAATGCCAGCTTCTCAGCTCGCGTTTGTGATCCAGTCTTAGGTTAAGGAGTATTTTGATGAAATACGCAGTTTGCAAAGGCAATACAGTAGAGTTTGGTACTGCTAAAAAGTCAGGTAATGAAACTACCGTAGTTCTTAAAAGCTATTCGGAAGGTGAATTGATTGATTTTGATGACAAGGCAGAAATTAAGCGTCTAAGTGAGGCGGGAATTATTCGCCCACTTGAGCATCAAGCTGATGTTGAAGAAGCAACAGAAGGTAAATAAAAATGAGTGTGGATTGGCAAAGCACGGTCCTATCTCCATTAATGGCTGTCTTCGGGCAGCCAATTATTTACGCACCCGTCAAAAGCAAATACCAGAATCGACACACTCTCACGGGCGTTTTCGATGAAGCATTCACGGTTATAGATATTGTTGATGGTATGACCGTTACATCAATTAGTCCGTGTATTGGTTTAAACCTCAGAGACTTACCAGTGACTCCAAACCAAAAAGATCAAATTTTGGTAAAGGCTTCTTATGGCGCACCGCTAAAAGATACATGGTATATCGTCAAAAAGGTTATGCCTGACGGTCATGGGGGTTGTCGCTTGTTACTCAATGTCGCGCCTACTCCATGCGATATAACTTCGGATGATGGGACACAAGACCAATGAGCGATGAATCAATGTTATTTCGTCGTCAGATGCGAATATCAGTTTTGAATGCCCTTAAACGGGCTGATCTTTGGATTGAAGATGACCTAGTCAACATTGATTCACCAGGTAACTGGGATATTCAGCATTTAAAAGAAAGTACTTATATCCCTTGTGTTTTGGTTCGCACCTCTAACGAGGGAAAGTCCTCAAATATCAAGGCAGGTTTACCGCAGTTTGATACTGCAGTAACCATAGAAGTCTTGTGTGCTGTATCGGCAACCACTGCAGAAAAGGCACAAGACACATTAGAAAAATTTTGGTTTTTAATTGAAAACATTTTGCTTTGCACACCTTCAATTATCAATCAGGTTCAAAACGTTCAATCGGTCGATACTGTTTTTAAAGTTGATTCCTCTGGAAATGATCATATAGCCGCTGTTTCAGCGGCTTTTGTTTATGAAGGGTTTGAATACTTTGACGGGGCAATAGATACAGATGACCTAAAGAGTGCTGGTATCCATGTTGATCTGGCAAACGTATTTGATCCGAACGGCACTTATCCAAACCCACCATTCCCTGACTCAGTTACACCTGCCCCTCGTACACACGGGCCAGATGGCCGTGATGAGGGGCATTTAGAAATCAAATTAGGAGAATGACATGTTTGTAAAACCTAAATCGGGCTACAAAATTCCAGATCCAAGCCTAAATGACTTTCTGCCTGTTGATGGGCGTGAAGTTGAAAACAATTCTTACTGGGTGCGCCGTTTACGTGATGGTGATGTTGTCGCAGTCAAAGCGGCAAAACCTCAATCAGCAAGCACAAAAAAAGAGGTTAAATAATGGTTCCTTTTTCAAACGTCCCGAATGATGTGCGTGTGCCTCTGTTTTATGCAGAAGTGGATAACTCCCAAGCAAATACAGCAACAGCTATTCAACGTGCTTTGATTATTGGTCAAATGACAAGCACAGGTGTTGCCACACCAGACATTCCACAGATCTGTGGCGGTATAGGTGATGCACAGGCGAAGTATGGTATCAATTCACAACTTGCGGCTATGGTAAATGGCTATCGCAAGAATGATGATTTTGGTGAAATTTGGTGTTTACCTTTGGCCGATCCATTGGATGCGCCTACAGCATCAACCACAATTACGGTTGCAGGCGTGCCAACAAAGGGTGGTGTGATCAGCTTGTACATTGGTGCAGGGGGTTACTGGGGTAACGGTACAGGGTTATACCAAATTCCTGTTACACCACTTTCAACTGTAGCAACTATTGCTGATTCAATCGCCAATACAATCAACAGTGACTTGAAAGCACCAGTTGCCGTAGAAGTGAGTGAGACAAATGTCATTACTCTATCTGCAGTGCATGCAGGAGCTACAGGTAATGAAATTGATGTTCGCTTGAATTACCTAGACACCCTAGGCGGTCAAGCCACACCAGAAGGCTTAACAATCACAATTGCCTCACAAAAATTAACGGGAGGGGTAAGCAATCCAAGTTTGACTGATGCATTGGCTAATTTGGGTGATACGACTTTCGATTTCATTGTCTGCCCATACAAAGACACCGCAACACTAAATGCCCTTGATGATTTCTTAGATATGCAGAATGGTCGCTGGTCATGGAGCAAGCAACTTTATGGCGGCTACTTTGCTGTAAATAGTGGGACCTTTGGCGATCAAACAACATTGGGTACATCTCGCAATAGTCCATTTGGTAGCATTTTGGGAGTTTATGACTCGCCAACACCATCATGGTTAATTGCAGCTCAGTACACAGGTGCAATTGTCCAGTCATTAAAGAATGATCCAGGTCGACCACTTCAAACATTACCAATTTCAGGAATGTTTGCACCTCAACCAGAAAACCGTTTTGAGTTAACTGAGCGCAATACGCTTTTGTATAACGGCATTTCAACTTTCACTGTTGGTGATGATGGTGTTTGCCGAGTTGAGGCAATTATTACGACATATCAAAAGAATGCATTTGGTTCGCCTGATAACTCATTCTTGAAGATTGAAACGATGTATTTGCTTACTTACATCCTACGATTCATGAAAACACGCATCACGACCAAATATGGCCGTGTGAAGTTGGCAGCAAACGGTACTCGCTTTGCCCAAGGCTCAGCAACAGTTACACCAAACATTATCCGAGCTGATGTTATTGCAGCCTATCAGGAACTGGAATTTAACGGTTATGTACAGGATTCAAAAGCATTTGCAAAAGGTTTAATCGTTGAACAAAACGCCCAAAACAAGAATCGGGTAGATGTCTTATGGCCTGGCACATTGATCAATCAATTAAACATCTTTGCTCTATTGGCTCAATTCAAATTGTAAGAGGGAAATATGGCTAATAACACAAACCGTATTGCAGGTATTGCAAATATCTCAGTGGATGGTGTGACCCATTTGCTGAGTGGTGAATTTACATATTCACCTGCAGATGTAGAGCGCAAGTCTTTGGTCGGTCAAGATCAGGTGCATGGTTATTCAGAAATGCCACGCGCCCCCTTTATTTCAGGGACTTTACGTGACTCTAGTGTATTAACAGTTAAAGACTTTAATGCAATGTCTGATGTAACCATTCATGCAGAATTAGCAAATGGTAAAACCATCATCGGGCGTGGCATGTGGACTGTTGACGCACAAGAAGTGAAAACCCAAGAAGGTACTTTTGAAGTCCGTTGGGAAGGTATGAATGGCTCAGTGAGTGAGAACTAAAATGTCAAATACAGAAAATGAAGAAAACCTTGGTGAAGAATATCCAACTCCTTTCGATTACACGTTGAAAGCGCCTGTAGTTGATGCTGATGGTGTGACTATTAACACAATCAATTTACAGGAACCAACAATTGCTGAAATTGAAGTAATGGATAGTAATTCAAAAAAACATGGCAGCCTTAAAGCATTTAAAACCATGTTGGCTAATCATACCAAGTTAGATGTTAGCACTATCAATAAAATGGGCGCACGTGATCTTGGTGGTATCCAAAAGTATTACGACTATTTTTTGGCCGAGTAAGTCAACACGAAGTTGATGCATTAATTGCATTTGTTACCAAGTACTTTTCGTGCGGGCTTACAGAAGCAGAAAATTTACCCCTTTCTAAATTATTAGTTTGGGAAAGGCGAGCAAAAATGTTGCTCGAAGCGGGGATGGAATGAGACCAATCCAATACACAATCACTGCTGTAGATCGTGCCACTGAAATAATTAATCGCATCAGCAATCGAGTAGAACGGCTTTCACAGCCGTTTTCTCGTTTAAGTGGTGCAGTTAAAAGATTTAGCGATGTATCTGGTGTAAATAAGTTTTCTAAAAGCCTTGGCGATCTCACTGCACGCGCAACTTCACTTTTGGGTGTGGTCCTTAAGATCGGTGCGCCGTTGCTCGCATTGTTTGGTGGTGGTTCCTTAATGGGTATCTACCAAATGACAGAGCGATGGGCACAGCTTGGGTTTGCTGCATCCACAACTTCGCAGATCATTGGTATAAGCACTCAGAAGCTTATGGAGTGGCGCGGTGTTGGTGACTTGGTGGGTATCTCTGCCGAGACAATGACTAAGGGCTTTCAGGGATTCTCTGACACACTTCAAGATGCGAAATGGGGGCGTAATCAAGCTGTATTTGGCATGTTGAAAATGCTTAATATTGATTTGAAACATACCAAGAATGATGTAATTGATACCGAGGCTGTTTTGTATCAATTAGCCGATCGCATCCAAAAAGTGCAAAAGAAAGATCCAGCAGCCGCCAGAAAGTTAGCTGAATCATTTGGTGTAGGAGAGTTGCTTCCAGTTTTGATGCATGGCAGTAAAGCCATGCGTAGTTATCAAAGCGAAGTCAAACGCCTTCAAGGTAATATTTCTCCAAGCATGATCGAGAGAGCAAGTGGTTTTGCTCTATCCATTAATAAAATGAGAATTGCTGCAGATGGGACAAAGGCATCCATTGCAGATAAGCTTATTCCTGTATTCCAACCCTTAATTGAAAAATGGACACAATGGCTTACGCTTAACCGTGCTCAAATCAGTGACAAAATCGCCCAATTGGCTGAAAGACTTGTGAAGTGGTTAGACAAGCTTGATTTCAACAAAGTATTAGATGGAATTGTTCGGTTTATTGATGGGTGTATTAAGCTCACCGAGTGGATCGACAAGACTGTTGATAAATTTGGTGGTTGGGAAGGTTTTATTAAAACTGTTGGAATTGCTTTAGGTGTCGGGTTCGTGGCGAATGTTGGACTTGCAGTTGCTGCTTTGATTGGCATGATCGGGAAACTAGGTTTTGCTGCTGCAGGTGTAAAGGGCCTTGGTGCCGCATTAAAGGGTTTTGGTGGTGTTGCTATTGCAGGTGCGGCAGGTTGGGGTATTGGTACTTTTATTCGGGATCAATACCTTAAAACTGAATCAGGGCAAAATTTTGATAACTGGTTAGGTAAAGGCATCACAAAGGGATTGGCATTTTTAGGCAATCAAAATGCAAAAGAAGCTTTGGCAGCGGATGAAAAGTATACCAATTCTTCTTTAGGACCTATAACCAAAGCCAATAATATGGTTGGTAAGATTCGCCCACCTTCTGCAGTTGAAAGGGCTAAATCTTTTGACTTATTTAATTCATTGGAGCAAAAGTATAACCTTGCAAAAGGTTTTCTAGATCGTCAATGGTTTGCTGAGTCAGGCCGAGGTAGAAACATGCACTCACCTGCAGGTGCTATGGGGCATTTTCAATTTATGCCTAAAACAGCGAGATGGCTGGGGCTTTCGGATGATGACACTTTTGACCTATCTAAATCTGCAAATGCTGCAGCAAAATATATGTCATATTTGCAAAAGCGTTTTGGTAGTTTGAAGTATGCAACTATGGCGTACAATTGGGGTGAGGGCAATGTTGATTCTTTCATCAAAAAAGGCCATGGGATAAAAACAAAAAACAACCCAACTGGTGCGATACCCCAAGAGACGCAAGATTATTTGAAAAAAATTCTTGGTGGAAATGAAACGGCCATGAATACAAATAATCAATCAGCTCCAATGAATGTAACAGTTAGCACCGTTGTTCACCCAGATAGATCGTCAGTGACAAAGGTTTCAACGCCGCAAGGGGTTAAAATTAGTCATAATCAACCAGGTGCTGGTTTCACCTCCTAGCCTGACATTCTATTGACAACCACCCTTTTAAAGATAAAAGTAGTACAGATTTTACTGCTTTTATTTTTATGGGGAAAAAATGAGAAAGCTCTTAATATTTATTATATTGCTTCAAAGTTTTAGTGTTTCACATGCAATTGAACGAGAGTCTAATATATTAAGTAAAGATGTTAATCAAACTAACAGCTTAAACAGCCAAGTAAACAAAGAAGTTTTGTGGTCAAATACTTCATTAAAAAATGATGATAAAACTATTAGTTTTAAAGCAATATATAAAGATGATTGGTCAGGGATTTCTGTAGTATATGAGATACCCTACAACACAGAGCAACAAGTTTATTTTGATAATCCTAACAATTGTAAAGTGGAAAATGTAAAAGTAGAGTTTGTGAATAAAAAGTTTATAGAAAAGGGTGTTGATATTAAGTCTGGAAAAATCTGGATTGATAATTCTCATTACTTTGAAGTTTATAAAGATATTTTACCTGCCGATAATGATAATTTTTTTATAAATATCAATCCTAAGGATTTACAAGAGATTCTTATGGGTGAGGCAAATTTGCGTTTTACCTTTAAAAAATCTCAAGATTTATCTATACCTTTTTTAAGTGCGAAAACACAAGTTAAAAATGCACAAGATGCATGTCTTAACTTTATAAAAGATGAAAGGAACAAGAGAATAGCTAAGGCGCAACAAGCTCAAGCATTAGAACGAAAAAAAAGGGAAGCTGAATCAGAAAAAATAAGAAAGCAAAATGAGAAATATAAGCAACTCTATTTAGAGCAAATGAAAAAGCCAGATGTGAAGATTGGAATGACACCTGCACAAGTAATAAAAAATACTCGGTGGGGCGCGCCAATAAAGATAAATAGTACTATTACCAAGTATGTCACTAGAGAGCAATGGGTTTATCCAGATTTCAAATTCTTGTATTTTGATAATGGAAAACTTGTTGTTATCCAGAAGTAATCTTTTCAAAATTTTATTAAACCGACTCAATTGGGTCGGTTTTTTTATACCTGTGAGAAACTGTATGTCAATTTCCCAATCATTTTTTCAGAGCTTACAACCTGCATCATGGCGCAATATCCCTTTTGGTGTTACCTCTGTTGCAATGACAATGGGGCGAAAACAAGCTATCCACGAGTACCCATATGTTGATGGGGTTTTTGCAGAGGATCTTGGCAGCAAAGGTAAGACCTTCCATGTCATGGGTTTTATAGTTGAAGGCGGTGGTGCTTATGGCGGTCAAGGCACTTTAAAGCAACAAATTGAAGAATTAGAAAAAACTGCTGATCAATGGGGTGATGGGGAGTTCACACACCCAACATTAGGCAAACGTCAGAGAATGGCATTGCTAAGTTTTGAGATTGAACAAGAGTCTCAAGGCAGAGTTGCAACGATTCGCTTAACCTTGCTAGAAAACAAAGTTAAACCCACCATAATGGTTGCGGCCAACACCCAAGCACAAACAATTGCACAAGCGGCCATCGCTAAAAAAGCCTCAATAATAGACACTTTGATTCAAATTAAGGGAGCTGTAAGGAGTGTAAGAAGCGGGATTTTGACTGTAGTTAATAGATTTACCACTCAGGTCAGACAAGTCATTTTTACAGCAACAAGCCTATTTTCTATGATTACGGGTTTACCAGGTGAAATTGGTCGATACATCGGCTCAACTATTCCACTCGGTCAAAAGCAGAATAAGACAGTCACCCAACTGATCGGCATAGGATCTGCAAAACGTGTTGATGTTTTGGACAAAGTACAGGCTCTTTTAACTGCAGTGGATCTAACCAGAATCGACGATATTGTTAATGGTATTTCTGAAACAATAACGGCTGTTTATGAATCTAACCCCGATCCTGTACAAGCCCTAAATGCAATGATCCCTTTTGTAAATTCTCAATCTATGCCACCAGGCACAGATGAAGCAAAAGGTTTTAATCTGCTAAATGATTTGATTCGCCGTGTCGCGGTGATCTGCATTGCTGAATCTACAGCAAATCGAGAATATGTGTCTTATGACGATGCTTACAACACAAGAACTCTTGTTTGTCAGTTGTTGGATAAAGAATTGAGTATCGCAGGCGATCAGGGCTTGGATGACACTTACAACACACTAATGGATCTAAGGACATTGGTTGCTCAGGATCTTGCCAATCGAGGTGCAGACCTTGCGAAAGTCGTGCAAATAGAAGCTGCAACGAGTTTACCAAGCTTGGCATGGTCACAACTTCTATATCAGAACAGTGGCCGTGAAAAAGAGCTGGTTAAATCTGCAAATCCAATTCATCCCGCATTTATGCCAGTGAAATTTAAGGCACCTTCATCATGAATCAAAATAATGTTGTGACCCTAAAAGTTGATACTGATGTAGCACAGTATGAAATAACTGGCTGGACAAAGTTAAGTATTACACGAGGTATTGAACGCATCCCTAATAGCTTTGAACTGCAGATGTCGGAAAAAGTTCCTGATCTTGACTATGTAGAGGTAAAGGAAGGGGATAAGTGCAGGGTTTATATAGGATCTGATCTAGTTTTGACTGGATATATAGACCGTTTTATTCCAATCATTTCAAACGATCAGCACATCATACAAGTTGTTGGTCGTGGCAAATGCCAAGATTTGGTTGATTGCTCAGCGGTCTGGAAAGGGATGCAGTTCCAGAACATGACAGCCGAAACAATCGCAAGGTCCTTATGTGAGGACTTTGGGATTAGCGTTAAATCAGAAGTTTCAACAGATTTGATTTCTGTTCAAAACATTAATTTAGGCGAGACACCCGAAGCAGTCATTAGTCGTATCAGCCGTGTTGCACAAGTGCTTTTTTATGAAGATGAAAATGGTGATCTGGTCTTAAGTCGAGAGCGCAATGATGTTGTTAAAGGGTCACTGGTACAAGGGGTGAATTTAGAAAATGCAACATTCGTGAAGGGTATGGACCAACGGTTCTCCCATTACATTGTTGTAATCCCAAGTGCTCCATTAGTAACCGATGTTACTGATGGGATCTCGATTGGATATTACACAATTGAGGACAAATCAGTTCCAAGATATAGACCGCTATATATTGTTCCTGATGATGGTGATGCTGGGTTTGTCACAGCAGAAAAGCGTGCTATTTGGGAAGCAAACCGCCGTTATGCCCGCAGTAACATGATGCGTGTAACTGTGACAAATTGGCGTGATGTTGAAGGGAACTTATACAAACCTAACACACAGATTCAAGTGAACTTTCCAAAGTTAAAAGTCGTTATGCAGAATTGGTTAATTGGTGATGTGACTTACAGAATTGATGAAACAGGAACTCGTTGCGATTTGCTGATCATGCCTTTAGGTGCATTCACTCCTGAGCCGATTACTCCTTATAAATTACCACTTGATGTTGGGCAAGCACTGGGAGTAGGGCAATGATTGAAAAAATGTTTCATGGCTTAATGAATCTTTTAGGTGTTGGTCGTGGTGTGGTTGCTAATGATGATGGGGCTGCACAATTTGTACAAGTGTCATTCAATAAAAATGAAACTAAGGACAATCTTCCAAGATATACGGACTATGGTTTCCAATCATCACCACCAGATGGTCACAATGCCTTAGCTTTGTTTTTTGGTGGGAATAAGAGCAATGGTGTTGTTATTGCCACCCACCATCCCAAAAGTCGAAAACGTGGGCTAGAAAAAGGAGAGGTTTGTATTTCTGATGATCAAGAGCAAATGGTTTATATCACCCGTGATGGCCTTATTTTAAAGGCTAAAAAAATAACACTCATTGATGAGGCTGGCACTGAGTTTGTGCTTGATGGTAATGGTGGCGGTTCAATTAATAGCACTAACACATTCACAATAAATGGTGTGGGATTTAAAGATGGAGTTGCCACAGGTGTTGATTTTAAAGCTGGGGAAATATCCCAAGTTGAACACTGGCATACAGATTCACGGGGTGGCGACACATCACCACCTAAGCCTTAAAAGAGACTTACAAGCCCCTACTATGGGGCTTTTTAGTGGGTGAAATTTAACATGGCAGATATTCAAACTGTTTGGAACACCGAAAAGGGTATCGGTGAATACGCTTTAAAGAATGGCTCACTGCAATCAGGAAAGGATATTGAAACAGCCGTTCTTATCAGTCTATTCACTGACCGATTAGCAGATGTGAATGACGATCTACCTGATGCCACAACAAATACCCGCGCAGATCGTCGCGGGTGGTGGGGTGATACTGGGCAAGAATATTCAATCGGATCTCGTTTATATCTTCTCGATCGACGCAAAGCCCCACTACTTATTGAGAAAGATGCGGTGAACTATGCCACAGAAGCTTTGCAGTGGATGATTGACGATGTAGTGGTTGCACGATTTGACATTCAAGCAAAATTTACAAGGCCGAATCAACTAAGGCTTATGGTTATTGCCTATCGACAGGATGGCAGTGTTATCAGCAATATTTCAGAGGAGCTTTGGTGAATGGCTTATAAAAGAAAGGCACTCTCAGAATTAGTGCTTCAATGTCTACAAAATATCACATCCAGTTTGCCTGAATCCGATGCTCTTTTGAGATTTTCAAATTTAAATGTGTTGGGTACAGTGCAAGCAGGTATGAACCATCAGCAATATGGCTATCTTGATTATATTGCCTTGCAAGCAACTCCATACACGGCCACAGATGAGTATTTAGCTGCTTGGGGTGCATTGCGTAGCATTTACCAAAAAGCAGCAACACAGGCGAAAGGTAAAGTAACCTTTAACGCAACTGCTGGGGCAGATATCCCTATTGGGACTAAAGTTGTCCGTAGTGATGGCAAACAGTACACGGCACTAAGTTACGAGCTGGGTGTTGGCACAATCATAGTCACCATTCAAGCGGTTGCAGATCCAGATGGTGTTAGTGGGGCAGCAGGCAATTGTGATGCAGGCACACAGTTTATTTTGGGCCAGTCTATCTCTGGTGTTACTTCTAATGGTGTTTCTGGCCTTATTACAGGCGGGGCTGATTTAGAAAGTGAAGCTGAATTTAAGGCACGTGTTATTGCTGCATATCAAACCACTCCACAGGGTGGAGCAAAGAACGATTATGAGGATTGGGCAAAGCAAGTTTCTATAGTTTCTCGTGCTTGGTGTGTACCGCTGATATATGGACCGCCTACCGTTGGTGTTTATTTTTTGGTTGAGCCGACTACAGCAAATCCGCACGGGTTGCCACAAGGTACAAATGGTGTTGCTTCAAGTGAATGGCGTGGTGTACCTGCTAATGGTGATCAGTTAAATGTTGCTGATTACATCTATCCAAAACGGCCAGTCACCGCACTTGTTCACTTACTTTCCCCAACCATCGAAACAATCAATATGAATATTCAAGGTGTAAAACCTGCAGATCGTGTTGCGGTCACAGTTTCATTACATCAATCATTTTTGAATAATTCTGCACCAGGTAAGAAAGTTGTACTTTCTGCTCTTTGGGCCGCGATTAACTTAGTTGATGGGACGGATGATTTTAAAATTATAACCCCTAACGACGACATTCCTGTTGCGGCAAGCTCAATTGCGGTACTGGGTAATATCACATGGAGTTAGTATGGCCGAATCAAAATACAAGCTCTTTCAATACACAGCAGCTTTAAAAGCACTTTTACCACGTGGGCGGGTATGGTCCCGTGAAAACACTGGCATACAACATGGGGTAATTGAGGGGCTTGCAAAAGCATTTCAGCAAATGGATGAAGATGCAGTTCAGCTTTTAGTTGATGCATTCCCAGCCACCACCACAGCTCTAATTGATGAATGGAATTTGACACTAGGCCTACCTGATTTTTGTTTTGGTGCACCAGATAGTATTGAGCAAAATCGCCAATATATCGTCGCAAAGCTAATTGCTGATGGTGGTCAAACTGTCGATTACTACAATTCTCTTGCCGCATCTTTGGGCCTTAAAACGCTAATCCGAGAATTTGATACCGAGCATTATGATGCTGACGCGCCACCAGGGTTAATAGTGAATCATGAGGACTGGTGTCATACATGGAAAGTTGTAGTTGATGCAAATAGTCCTGCCTTAATTGAGTTTAATGGTGATGAAACTGCAATAAGAAATTCATCTGCTTTTAATGCTTTGTCATGTCTTTTAGGCCGTTATAAGCCAGCTCATACACAATTTTATATGACCATTTTTGATTTTGTCGAACTTGGCAAAGATCCAATTTTTGGTTTTTCGGGTGCAACAGATTATGCAGAGCCGTTTGGTCAAGGTCGGTTTTATCGTTAATTTTTGGAGTAGAAAATGTCTCTTACTCAACCAGCATTAAATGCTGTAGCTTTCGCTGTTGATAGCATCCACATAAATGAAATCCCTATCTCGACAACTACCCTTGGAGCAGCATCATTCAAAATGGGTTTTCCCTATGAAACGATGGTCGAAAAGATTGCAGGGGGTAAGCCACCAGACGGAGAAGATTTTAACGGAATTTTTAACTACCTGTCTAAGCACCAAGTGTGGTTGAACGCAGGCGGCACTTATAAATTTAATGCCGATTTAGCTGAGGCTTTGGGTGGATACCAGAAAGGGGCTATCTTAGCGTCAAATGACGGATTGCGCCTCTACGTCAGCACAGAAGATGGGAATACAACCGACTTCAATACTGATATGACTGGTTGGAAAATGATTGGTACTAGTGAGATCCAAACACTTTTGGATACACTGCAAACCAACATTAACAATGAAGAAACAGCACGAATTGCAACTGGTGATTACCTCAATGGCCGAATCGACTTTGAAATAGGTGCGCGCATTGCAGGTGATAATGCTTTATCAGATCGAGTTACCATTCTTGAAAATAAACCAGATCAGCCTGCTATTGGCTTTGGTCAAACCTATGTGAATCTTACTGGAAGTAGATTTTCAGGAGTAAATTATCCTAACTCAACTCAGCGGCCTATTGAGGTAATCATTTTTTTAATTGGGGCTAATGATAGTGCAACGTGTGACTTTTTTATCGGTAATGGATTTGGCGAAGAATTTGTATTTTCTTTAGCAAATAGAGATGCAGCAGGGCAATCTAAAGCATGTTCTGCAATAGTTCCCGTGGGTTCGTATTGCAGAATACAAGGCCAATTCACATCATGGAGACAGTTACAATGAAATATTATAAAAACTCTAGCGGTCAGATTTTTGCTTATGAATCAGATGGTTCACAAGACCATCTAATCACAAATGAAATGAAGAAGCTGACCAAAACGGAAGTTGAACGCATTGAAAACCCTGATAAGTTCCTTTCAAAAGCTGAAAAGCAAGAAAAGTACTTAAAGTCACTGCCTTATTTGACTCGACGTCAATTCATGCTGATGTTGATCGATAATGATCTTGATGATGATGTTGAGGTGGGAATTGGAGCAATTGAAGATACAAAGCAGCGGAAAAAGCTATTAGTTGAGTATCAGGAGGCCCAGTTCTTTCGACGGTTAGGTGATGCAGAGATTAAAATCTTTGAAATACTCAAACTTGATGAAGCTAAAATTAACGAAATGTGGGAAGCCGCAGCATTACTTTAATGTTCTAAATTAAGGATATGCAATGAATTTTAATAATATACCTATGGGGCTTCGTGTCCCTCTTTTTTTTGGCGAAATCTCTGTTAATGGCAGCTCACCTGTAGGTGGAAGCACAGGGCCGCAACCGCCGTTAATTAGCTGTACAGGTGCTTTAAATATTACAGATCCAATTGATATGTCTGGCGATTGGAAGCTTGAGATTGATGGTGTTTTGGTTCTGCCAGAAGCAACAGAATTTGATGATGTAATTGCTTATTTAAATGAGCATGGTTGCTCAATTTCCACATCAAAACCATGCTCATTTAAATAAGCAATTACATCATCAAATTCTGTTGCTTCTGGCAG